TATATCTGAAGCGTCTGCAGCAACGGTATTAATATTTGTTTGTTCTGAAGAAGTAGGTTTGATTGCTATCCAAGAAGAACCTTCTCGGACAAACATCTGGTCAGAACTAGTATTCCAATATAAAGCTCCAGCTATTAAAGCATCCCCGTCATTATCTACAGACGGTGCTGATGATTTAGCTCCTAAGTATCTATCGTCAAAAGAATCATAAGATGACGCTGCATTTGTTGCGCTTGTAGACGCAGCACTAGCACTTGATGCAGCAGCTGTAGCACTACTGGCAGCAGCCGTTGCAGAAGCAGCAGCCTCTGTAGCAGAAGTATCTATAGCAACTTCAGTACCTATATCACCTTCATAAAAGGAATTTCTTGCCATATATCTCTCCTATAATAAAGGCGTACTAAATTGTGCAGAAAATGCACTGCCTTTCATACTTGCTCTAATTTCTTTTTGATTTAATGCATTAATCTTTCTTTGTGTAAGCTCAGTAAACTTTGCTTCCATTTCTACATCGCCTAAATATATTGATGCAACTTGACATGTTGCATATAAAATTGCTTCAAACTCAGTTCCTAATATCCATGGTATGCTTTCAACATATGCTGTGCCTGTTCCAGAACCAACGCCTGTTGCCTTAAATATTGTACCCACATTATTATTTGCAGCACCTATTCCAGTAAAAGAGGTATTACCTGCACTAGCAATCTTATAATATTTACCAACAACAAAAGAACCGGCAGTTGTTGTTGTGGTTGAGTACGTTCCAATAGAATCACCTGCTTTATAATACGTCATAGTATAAGTACCACTAGCAGATTGTTCGCCCTCATTGTCTGTAAGCAAAAAATTTCCTGCTTGTCTTGTATAGGCGTGTTTAATTTTGTTGTTACTAAATGTTTTAGAATCTACTCTACTAAGTATTACATCATCGTCTTTGTCATCTGGGTCATCAAGTTTAAGTTCTATTATTTCAATAAATCCTGCTGGAATAATAAAACTAGAATTTGTTGCAGTAACTGAAAATGATTGTACTACTTCTAGTGGCGGAACTCTAAGTTCCTCGTAAACCCTTGCTTCGCCTATAGCAACGAAGTCGTCTATTTGTGCGTCAGTTAAATCTGACCTGTTAAGCCAGTCAGCTACTCCCGTTCTTAAAGTAACTTGGTCTATAATAGTAGCCATTTGATCTCCTAATGAAAATACATTAACTGAGGGTAATCCCTTTTAATAATTGATTTAACAACTTTCCAGTCGTCTTTTGTACAATTGCCACTATGAATATTAATGTGATACTTGCTCATAATATCTAATGCAACTGAATCTGGTATATTGCAAAAAGGTTTAAATCCGGTGTCTACTTTTTGTCTATATGAGCTCTTAGTTAATTCTCTCATATGCTTAGCCCACTCAAGATGTTCACTTACATCTTGAGTAACGCCAGCACCATCTTTACTAATTTGAGACCTTAAATCAAAACTGTAGTTGTTATCCATTTTATTTCCTTTTTTTTGCAGTCTTAGCTGCACGTTTAAATTGCTTAGCTGTTGGCGCTCCTTTGGCTCCTTTCTTTCTCATAGTCTCTCCAGAACCAGCTGCTATTCTTTTTCTTTTTGCATGAATATTTGCATATAAACCTTTAGCCATTGTGTACTCCTATTTTTTCTTTTTGTGTCTGTTAGCAAAATTACGAGCAGCCTCTACGCTGCCAAAGCCCCACTTCTTAAGGGCTAATGCTTTTCTTGTCGGTCTGCCTTTAGAATCTTTCATAGGTCCTTTCATTCCTGCAAATCTTGCAGCAAAAGAAACACGCCTAGGATTTGTACCTTTTCCTAAAGGTGCTTTAAGATTAGAGCCCTGCCGTTTTGCGCTGGCTCTTCCTTTAGCGTTCAAACCACCTGAAGGACTTTGACCTTCTTTTCTTGTCCATGCTGGTGATTTCATTATTTCTTTTTCCCCTTTTTCTTTTTAGCTGGTGGTCTTCCTCGTTTGTTTCCGTATGTTCCCGGTCCGTATGGCATATTAATCTCCTTATAAAATATAACCCCCTCTATGTTAGCAGGGGGTTAAAAGTGTTACGCAGTAACGTCTAAAATGACACCATTACCTGTCGGTGCTTTTGCACAGAAAGTAATTTCTTGTACCATGTAAGAACGCATTGAGTCACCGTCTTCACTAATGTCACGGAAGTGCATTGGGCGAAGTGTGTCCATTGACATTGTAGAAGGATCGTATACAAATATCTCAGTGTTACCCATTAGATAGTTGTGTACAAGCTCAACATCACCAAAGTCAGACTCGTATAAGTCAACTGATTGGCGAAGCTTGCCTCTTTCATCAATGTTTCTACGTACATTAGTAGTACCTGTCATCAAGTCAGAGAACCTAACTTTGTTAGTAGTTGACATCATTAGCTTGTTTGGAGCTACTGAAGTTACGCCATTAATTTGACGTAAGATTTCATTGATATCAGCTAGTGAAACATTAGCGTTAGTGTGCCCTGATTGTGCAACTGCAACGTTTGTACCGTCTCCAGCTCCTGTTACAGAACCAGAACCAGTGGCTGCAGCAGCCGTACCAGCAACGATGTTGACAGTACTGTATGCTTGATAAGCACCCATTTTACGAGCAGCAGCTTGAATGTTACCTGAAGCTGAACCGCCCTGTACAGCAGATACGTTAGTGGATAACATCCACTTTTCTACGTCACGAGCCATTTCCTTACCACGCTTTTCAGTTTGGTATTTGAATTCTGACTTGCGTCCGACCTTATCTACTGATTCCAACGTACCTGATACACGAATACCTTTAGTAAAGATTTGCGTGCGGTTGGTTAAACGTTGTACGACAGGAGAAGCGCTTTCTGCAAAAGACGATCCTTCAGCTGCTGCTTGTAAACCTGCAGCCTCAAGAGTATCAGTTGACCACTCGTGTAGAGTAGCTGATGCTTTACCCTTGCCGATTGATGACACAAAAGGTGTCATATCACGAGAAATTGTTGATATCCAGTTCGCTAGGTCTTCTCGTTGACCGCCCTGCGTACTAGTTGTAAAGTTTGTAGCCATTATATTTCCTATGGTTAGTAAGGTCTAACTTTCATCAAAAATGCTATCAATTACATTATTGAAAAGGATTGACTGGTCTTTCTCAGAAGCCCTTCCTTTGCTAGCATTCTTTCTGGCAGCGTCCACCTTATTGGATTTTTTATTTTTAGCAGCCACAGGTTTTTTAGTAGGCACTCTTTTAACTGGAGTCTTTTTACGTTTAGCTGTACCTTTATCAGAGTTTTCAGAAAGTCTTCTAAAGCTATCAATAGCTTTAATCATCATAGGGTCAACTATTGTGTCTACCATGTTTTCATCTAATCCGATGTTTAATGCAAACTTGCGATTTGCCATGGCAACTTCTTCCGACCAATCTGGTATCAAGTCAGGAACGACTTCATTAAAGTGTTCTACTTGTGCAGCAAATTGCTCTTCTTGTTGTTGTCCTAATTGTTGTGACATGCCTTGTAATAGATTGTCACGACTTAACTTTCTTGATGAATACTCTTCCTTTGCTTTTGTAAGTTTATTGTTTAACTTACTTGCTTGAAAGTCGTCTTCCTCAAATGCTTTGTCAACTTGATCTTGAAGATGTTTTAAAACACTTTGGTCTTTAGCATCTTCTCTTTGTAGTAACTCTGCATTTACTCTTGCATAAATTTCAGCCTGTTCTCTAGTTTCATTGAGAATCTTTGCCTGCTCTGCTAGTTCATCCCCTTTTTTTGACTGGCTCTGCTTTGTTTGATAGTTTGCGACAAGCTCTTCCATGGTAACTTCAAATTCTTCTCCGTCAACTTTCACGGGGACATTAAAGTCCATATCAATCTCACCTAAGTCATCCGATTCAGATTGTTGGGTAGCGTCTTCTGTAGACTCATCCTCCTCCTCTTCTTCTTCCTCTGTGTTATCATCCTCTGCTTCATCAACTTCATCAGCGTCCTCGTCCGTGTGTGGACCATCACTTTCGAGTTCTTCTGTCGTTTCGTTGCTTTCTTGGGTAGCCGTTTCAGGCTCTATACCTAAAACCTCATCCGCCAACGCATCGAAATCGAAATCAGTAACGTTCGACTCATCCGATTGGGTAGCTTCGTTATTTGTTTCTGACATATTGTCTCCTATAAATAAGAGAGTTTATTACAACTCTCTGTCATCAAACATTCATCAAAGGTTTGTAATAAAACCTCTTATCATTTCTTGCTTGTCTTTGTTGCTGTAGCTGCAAGTAAGCTTTCTATATGCTTTTTAGTTTCCATTAAATTATTAAAATCAAATGAGTTGCCGTTCATGCTGCGCCCTCCAGAGAGTACAGCAATTGTTGCTTCTATTTGAATATCAATTTTATCTAATGCTTTTTTTAGGTTATCTTCATTCATCATTCATCACCTTTAGTTTGTTGAACTTTATTGTCTTTTGCCATAATAGAATTTTCTATATTGCTCATTACAGCGCCTTGACTTATTGCTAACTTATAAATAAACTCTCTGCGTTCTGTTTCGAAATGTTTGGTTTCTAACCATTCACGAAACAGTGCGTTGAGTATATCTTCAGTTACCATAGTCATAGTATCTTTAATTTCAGTACACTGATAGCCTTTGTTAAGAACTCGTTGCGCATCATCATATGGCGATACTTTTTTAGGTTTGCCATTGTCTCCAGCTTTATAAGCTGGTTGTCTTTTATAATTACTCATCTGTCATCTCACATGTTTAAGTATTGGTCAATAGATATACTTTTGAATCCAAGTATTTGGAGTATACCTAAAGTTTTTAAAGCAGCTTCAGAACTTACAAGTATTTCCATGTCTTCGCTTTCCGATGCTAGCTCTTTGATTCTATCAATAGCTTCCGCTATTAACATCGTTCTGTTTTGCATAATCGCCTACTCCTTGTTCCATTTCCGAATTAGGCATCATTGTTCCATCCGGCATTAAATGAACTCCTTGTTCTTGCATCATTTGCTCTTGCATTTGTTGTTGTTCTTGTTGTTGAGCTGCAAGTTTTTCTTGTTCTTCAGTATCTTGATATAAAGACATGAAATCTGTCGTTTGATGCGGTGGCGGAACTACACCATCTTTAGCTGCTTTTACAGCAAGCTCTGCCCACTCTCTGCTCGAGTCATCATGTGCTTGTAGTAATTGGCGTTTATTGTCAATCTTTTTGTTATCAGCTTCTGCTTTTATCAAACTTATATTAGCTGCTTGACTAGTTAACTCTAATTGTATTGCAGCTTGTTCTGCCTGTTCTTTTAAATCTTGTTTTTGTTTTTTCTTTTGTTGTGCTTCTTGCTGTGCTTGTTGAAACTCTTGGCTAGTTGGATCATTTAAAAATCTTGTTGGGTCCATACCCATATTCTTAAGAATGTCTACAGCTAAATTATAAGAAGACATTGGATTAACAAATGCTTCTGAAGCCTCGCTTTGTGCCATTTGAGGTAACAACTGTGTAAGTTGTATAAGTTTCTCAGCCAAAGAAGAGTTTGAATTCTCTCCAATGTTTGCCTGTATATCTAAATCCATATTGCCGGGCATCATTTGTAACTCTTGTGGAGTCAGTGTTGCGTACCCTTTGTCTGTCTTGTACATTGTAGGATTCTTAAGATTGCTTTTCATTTCTCTTAATACACCACGACATAAATCTTTAATTCCTGTCTCAACAAATCTACGTGCAATATGCTCAACTCTTATTTGTGCAGCGTTTTGCGCACCTGCCATTTTTTGCTCAGAGTTACCAGATACATATAACGTATCGTTTAAACCCATAGCGGTTTTACTTAAACCTGTAGACTGTTCTTTCTGTAGCCCCAGGAATTCTAACATCCCAGTTGTACCAGCACTCATTGGCTCTGGTTGGAGTTGTTGTACTGCTGCAGCTGGATTTCCGTTTGTAGGAATAATCTGCTTTGGTACAGGGTTTTGTAATGCTGAGAAATCAACAACATTAGGGTCAGCTAGTGTTCTGCCGTAGTTACCAAAATACACATTCTCTACAAATCCTCTAAGGATAGCTGTAGTTGCTTGTGTTTGTGGGCGAGCCATATCAAGAAGTGACAGCCCATAAAACTCATGAGGTATCTCAATAGGATTTAAAACTGCAACTGGAACATATGCAACATCATCTTCTTCTAAGATTGTGTTGCCTGCTTTAATAACATGTTTAAGTTCAGCTATACCATCACCGTCTCTGTCAGAGCGAATCCAACATTCAACAACAGTAATACTTATATTTGCCTCATCTTCATCATCATCATTGTTAGTTACCCAGTTTTGTATTCCACCTGCATCTTTTCTTGCAAATGCTTCATACGAAAAACCAGAAGACCTAACAGTAGACTCTTCTCCAATCTCATCAAAATTTATGTCTTGATCTGACCATGTTCGTCTAATATCAGAGCGTGTCATTTCTGTAACAATGCCAACAAAGGTTGCATCAATAACAGAAGAAGCAGCACGGTCAATTAAAAAAGACTCGGGCGGTATAGTACGCAATTTAACGCCAGACTTATCAATTTTTCTACGAAGCCTGACATCTACAAAAGAATAATAACTAGTTCCATCTGGATTAATAGTTGGCTCATCATTAACCAATAAATCACCTATTACTTCAACATTTGGGTCAGAAAGAATTTGGTCTAATACACCTTCTTCAATTGTTTCGTATTCTTCAACAACATAATCGTAATGTTCTTCCCATCCCCATGTAAGGGCACTATTACCAAATACAACTGCTGACTTTATCCACGTGGAAAGTTTCGACCATCCATCAGGATTTGAGTTGAATAGACAATAGTTGACAACATCCGATGCAATCTGAGACGCCTTAACTGCAGCCATGTCATTGCTGTACGGTGTAAATAAAGCCAACTTATTGTTGTCTAATAATAATTTTGTTAATAGTGCGGTATATCCCTCGGCAATCTCTGCTGAGTCGGAGGATACAATTTTAGAAACACCTTGCGGTTTTAAATCGCCTTGTGCCTCTAAGCTCATTTCGTATACTGCATTTTCTCTGCGTTTGCTTACATCTGATGAATTGGTATTGCCACCAGTAGCATTCCGCATGTGACGATCAATTGACTCTATCAACGCATCGTCATCAATCTTTTCGATTTCTGTTTTCATTCTCGCTCTCTCTGTTAAGTGCCTTGTGTTCTAATTCCCCACAAGTGTGATGGTGTTGCATACACCGAATCTTGTATATAGCCTTTTTCAGCATCGCTTTTTAATTGCTCATAAAATGGTTCAGTTGTTTTATGAACAAAATTTCTTATACCGTCTTCTGTCATTGGTCCACCCGGTTTATCCATATTCCAAGTGCTATATGGAAAATTAGGACGTACAGCAGGGTCCATCGAAGCATTTTTAGGCATAAATGGATATACTGGTTGAGACATTAATCTTTCTGTTAAATCTTGTGTAATTAATTCGTTTTGCTCAAAGTATGGATCGTAAGAAGACTCTACAAGTTTAGTTTCGTAAACATGTGGATTTCCTACAGGAACTCTTTTTCCTAAAAAATTAGTTGTACTGCCCCCTACTCCTAATTCAGACGTGCCCTTCAGCATTTGATTTATTGCATTTGGATAAGCACCTTTTCTGCGATCAAGCATTGTTGAATGGATTGCTTCGTGCAATCCAGTTCTAGCCATTCTATCACTATAGAAGTCAGCCATTTGTTGTTGTTGTTCTGTTTGTTTAGCAGATTCTTCCAAAGCAATTTTATCTAGCCTTTTTTTTCTAGCTATAGAAGAAGGGTCCTTTGGATCAATTCGAGCCTTTAAAGGTGCAGCTGGAGTAACTTGTTCTCCAACCATGTCTAAATTATTTATATATACTTCTTCAGCTCCACGTGGCGCAAAACCAGCATAATTTATATAATCCGATGGTTGTATGTTGTCATATTCATAAAAAGGATAAAAACTATCCTGTTCTAATAAACTATCAGCCCCTTCGTAATATTTTATTTGGCGTAACAAATTGTCTTTGTATTTGTTTTCTAAATAATCATTTGCTTGTTTTGGCATAGCATAGTTTCGTTTACTTGCAGTATTAAAACTAACTCCCATAAAATCTCCTTACAACCACTTAGTATCTGGTTGCTTATATAGTGTGTTCATTTCTCCCCAACTAAACGACTTGTTAGTTAAAGCATGACCATGTGTTCTGTAAGCTTCACAAGCAATAGCAAGTGACATAACCATATCATCGTAATGCCCAGTAGAAGCTTCTGCTTTGCCAGACTCTGTAATAATAAAGTTTCTTAATTCTTCTAGCAAAATACTAGAAGGAATTGTAATGTCTTCATCTTCAATCATTCGTCTTAGATTAGATATGATTGGTGGTCTTGTAGACATAGTGGTCTTAAAACCTAAATGATTTACATTATCACCAGCTGTGTTTGCTGTTTTCTTTTGTTGATATATGTTTGGATAGTTCATGCCAAACAATTGTTGTACTGTAGCTAAACCAATAGAGTTGCTCTCAGGACATACTAAAGCATTGTTATACCACCTGCCAAGATAGAATATCATTTTGCCGTAGCTTACTGGATCAATTCTATTGCTTCTATAAATTGCACATACTTCTCTGTCTTGATTTAAAACAGTGGCTACTGAGTAGTCACCCTTAACACCAAGAGCTACGTCAGCACCAATAATATACTTATCATCTTTCTTAGGTGCGTACCAAACTTGAAGAGAACCTTCTTGTGACTCATCAAACGAACTAAAAGGCTCGTTGTATTCTCTAATAGATTCTGGTGACATAGGCAAATATTTGTCTAGCGTTTCTTTGCTAAACACACTAGAGCCAGATTGTATAAAAGATTCTTCGGCAGTAAACGGATATTCTTGTTTAAATGTTGAAGTAGACGTTTCAGATATTTTAATACGCCTCCAGTACACTTGACCATTAGTCAGATTGTACTGTTCTTTTAGTTTCTTCTCTTCTAATGTAAACTCTAAACCATCAGGTGCGTCTAATGTATATTCGTCTTGTAGATACCATGGAACGAATAAAGGCTTAAATATACCTTCACCTTTTTCTGCTTTGTTCCATAACTCATAGTAAATACCCTGCGCACCGTGTGATGTGCTATTGATAATAATAATACTTCCCGGTAGCAGTGCGATAGACTGAAACATACCGGCAAGTATTCTCTCACCGTTTAACCAAAACGCAGCCTCATCAGCCAGCAAACAAGTGTTTGTTGTTCCACGTCCCGGGTTGTCTGCACCCGCAGTCCACACCCTGTACTTACTTCCATTCTCTTGGAAGCTCATCTCACGAACGTTTGATTTGTCTAGCGCTGGTTGTATATCTTTTGGCAGCTCAGCCCAAAATGTTTGCGACATACTAAAAATACTTTCAGTTGTCGGCTTGTCTAACGATATGATTACAGCTTTGGTATTCCCATAGAACAACGCTCTGTGAAATATATAGGCAGAGCTTATCGTAGAAAATCCTGCTTGACGATACTTAGATATAATTAATCTAACATACCCAGTATCTTTCATTTGCTGGTCAAGAGCCTCAACAACTAACTTTTGAGCACTATTGATCTTTAGCGGTATTAATCCTAGCGAGGCATCTTTCGGATATATTTGCAAGCAATCTTCAAAGAATGCTTCGGGATTATTTTTCCAATGCTCCCACCTCTTCCTCTTTTCAAGTTCAGCTAACAGCTTAGAGGCTTCTTTAGTTTTTGACATAATTTATCCAAAGTATAAAGGACCACGCCCATAATCCATGTACATATCTTCTTCTTCTGCATCGTCGTATGGACTGTCAGGAAATAACAAACTGCCGGGATCAATTTCACGAAAAGGGTCACTTAAATAATCCATCTCAGTTGGATACCCCGGCTTATATGCTTGGGCAGTTCTACTGCCAACATAATCCATGATAGGTACTGGTACAGTACTTGTATCTTTAAGAACAGGTCGCTGTTGTATAAGCTTTCCATTTTTATCGTACATTGGTCGTCTGTTTCCAAAATCAACTCCAGCTGTCATAGGAGTATATGTGATATCTTGCCCTTTTGGAAAAGGTTTGCCGGGACCAAATGTTGGTGGCGGACTATCTTTTGGATAAGGTCCTCCTCTAAATGTTGGTCGCTCTGCAGGTCTACGATTACGCATGCCCATTGGTCCATGTCTAAATGGACTATTTCCCATATAATTCATAATATCTCCTAATGTTTTGACTCGTCCAACGCTTCGTCAGTTAGCTCAAGTATACGTGCTAACAACTCGTCTTCAGAAAGTTCTTCAACTTTTTCTTCAGCAGCAGTCTTAGCGTCTTGTGTTGGTTCGATGTATTTGTTAGCTTCAGTAATAGCTTTAATAGCCATAGCGTCACCTGCAGCAGTTGACTGTGCAAACTGTCGTTGAGCTATCATTGCTAACATTTCACCCGGAGATATACCAGCAACTTCTTCAAATGCTTCTTTGGTTAGCTTTAATTTATTTTTAGAGCCTAGCGGTCTTCCGTTTGGATTTCCAGACTCCCCCGGCTTCCATGCAAACTTTTTCAAATGACCTGCTGGGTCTTCTTTTTTTGGCATATTATCTCCTTTCAGATTTATTAGAGTCTAGCCATTTTTGCCAGTCAAACATTATTCTATCAGACGGACTAAAAGAGTCGTAACCCTCGTTTACCATTCTGTCAAATCCTGGAACCATGCTAGAAGGTAATGGTCGATTAGGAAACTTGTATGCTGTATGTGGATGACCTTCAGAAACAAAACCTTGATAATCTCTTGCTTCCTGTGCTGCAGGAGTTAGGCTTGCATTTGCAGGAATAACATAACCACCGGGGTGATGTCGGTATCCGTTCCTAGACATTGGACCACCAGTCATTCTTGGCGGAGTGCGATCAAATAAATCACCGACTCTTGCCAAGCCTTCATCTAAATAATCTTCAGTAGTGTTGTACATATCCCTAAGTTTTCTTCCGCCTTCTATAACGCCTATTGCGCCATCTATAAGAGCGTTATTAACTTTGTGTCCAACTCTAATTGGTGCAGTTTGCAATCTTGTGTCAGGCGTTCCGTCAGGCATAAGTATTCCATACATTGGATCATATCCTTTATATTCCATTCGTGTCTCCAAAATAAATTATTTCGCATCTTTAAGTATTACATTAAGTTTACAAAAGTAAAAATAAAAAGCATCTTTAAGTAACCATATAAACAGTAACGAACCTTTCGATTCCGTTGCTTTCCCTTTATGTATCTAGGGCATTCAACGGAATACGCTAGTGGGCATTTAGATTCTCAACAATCTGTATGTGTTTATATGATTACTTAAAGATACTATGATGTGTCTATGATGTGTCCATGAGGTAGCAAGCCTCTCAGCCAAGATGTATCTAACGAGTGATGCAAAACTTGACTTTACTTTAGCAGGGACATCTATAGTATCCGTCAACCAACCATGCTTGTCATCATGGGTAATGCCCTGCAACCAACTTAGCAGCTATTGGTGATTACTATAGCTAAGTCAGGAATAGAAAAAAGTTTTTTACTTTCCCCTATAAGGGGACACCCGAGAATTGCCCCCTAAAAATCGGTTAAATCCACCGCATATGAGTTATATATATATACATCTACCCGATGTATTTTCGACACCCCCCCGAAAATCCATGAGGGTATATGAAAAGGGTGTAGGTTGGTTGTTATTGTAGTACTAATTGACTCATGCAACACACTTATGTTTCACTCAATGACATATATATTACACACTTGGTTTCATTGCATGAAACCTTAATGATTACTAACAAACCTCAGTAGGTCACACATCTCTAGGCACATTGTTGTCGTAGAAGATACAGTAATCAATAACTTTTGGAATTCACTGCGTGAATTCTTGATGATACTGTTCGTATTACACTGCTGTACGTTCAGGCAAACTAATAAGCAGTTTACTTAATATAGGAGTCATCTCAATGATAAATATTAATGAAATCCTTTTAGTAGGACAAACGGGTAAAGATAGCAAACTTACTGAATATACACCTAAAGGTAAACCTGCTTTCAAAGCCTTGCGTTTTAGTGTCGCAACCAACAACGTTTGGTATGACGCTCAAGGGCAAAAGCATGAGAATGCTGACTGGACTAATGTAGTTCAGAACTTCAATCAAGATAGAAACGGTAACTATCCACCTGCATGCGAAATGCTGTGGAATGCGTTAACACGTGGTGCAAGAGTCTTGGTTCAAGGTCGTCTAACTCAACGACAATACAAACAAGACGGCATAGATATGAACTTCACTGAGGTTCAAACAAATGCTATTGGTGGTAAGATTGTATTGCTTGATAAAAATGACCAACCAATGGAAATGAATAGCTCCAATGTTGCACCTACTTCTGGTACTGAAATACCACGCACAAATAGTCAACCACAATATCGTGAACAACAACCTGTTGTTGATATTAGCGACATGGAAGTCATTCCACATTAATACTATACCAACGTTGTAGAAATATGACGTTGGTTTGTTATTTCGTTTAACTCATAGTTATCGTGGTATGAAATAAGGGTTCATATGAAGACGTTAGATTACTACTCTCCTATGGTAGTATGGCTTGTCTTCTCTCCTAGTGCTGAGCATCACTTAAAAGTGCTCCCGAATTTCAAAGAAAGGTAATACCGGGACGCTGGTATTGTGGGTTCGAATCCCACCGCTTTACGAGAGGTTACTGCTAAAACATCCATAAGTCAATGCGTCTAATAAACGGAAGCGATGTCCTCTCACCAAACTCCAACAGCCAAGTTTAAGCAACAGGACTGTCAAGGATAGTAATGCTATTTACACATGTGGGCATTGCGATTCATCATCAATATGCGGTGATGTCTAATACAACGATAGGTGCTGAGCATCACTACTAAACTGCTCACCTAATTTATAGAAGCGAGGGCTCTATGATGCACTTCCTGAGCATGAAGTCTG